GGAATAAGTTCAAAAGTTGAAATTACATGTTCTTGGGATGGAGAGAATTGGGTATATAAGGATAAGAGTCGATTATTCTTTCTCTCTCCGTTAGAAAAATATTTAATTGGAAGAATATTGGCTGGTGATTGGAATCATTATACTAATGATTTCCCTATACCTTTGTGTGTTCAATTGATTAATGGTGGTGCTAAAGAAATGTTTGTATCATTTTATAAAAATTCATTTCCTGATATTTTAGATCATTTTCCTACTGCTCCTAGTAGTGAAGAAGACTGGAATCAGAAAGTTAATGATTTTAATGATGAAATTACAGAAAAGACATTTACCACAGTTATTGATTTTAAATTCTTTGACACAGGTATATTAGCTCCGGTCATATCATATGTTCTTATGGGATATTTAGATTATTATGGGATTGATAGGAAAATGTTGAATCTTGATGGAAGAGAAAAATATTCGAAAGAAGCAGCAAATCGAAATTTAATCATAGCTTTAGTTATATATTGTGCTATGGGTACTGCTATTAAACCTATTCCTAATGTTGATGGTAGTGGATATTCTCTTATAGCTAAAGCATTACCTAGTGGTGATATATTTACAGCTATATTGAATTCGATGATTAACTTGTCAGTTAACTGGTATGTTTTTAGTAAATTTTTTAAAGTTACTCCGAGTTATATAATGAAGTTGATGGGAATAAAAGTATATGGTGATGATTTAATGATAACATTTTGGAAGAGAATATTTGCAGAAACTGGTGTTAAGTGGGACTTAAGCGCAATACGGAAATTGTATAATGAATTTAATTTCAATATGCATGAAGAAGATGGACAAATATGTAACCGTGTTGTTGCCTCTAATACTGGTGCTCCAAATGAAAATGCTTCATTTGTAATGTTGGAATTTCTTAAAAATTGGTTTGTTATGCGTTGGTGTCCTAAACATGAAATATGTGAGATGGCATTCGGAAGAGATATGACAAAAATTGGACCAAAAATCTGGTTGTCTTCTTTCTATGTCGTTACATTGACATTTATTATGCATCGCCTTAGAAATATGGCTTATACCAATGCTTTAAAATCTACATATAATCAATTTCTTAAAATTTACAATATTTGTAGTGATCCTTCTATTCCTCCATATTATGAAAATGGATTAGACATTCGTGAAGATATGATGGATGATTACATGCATGATAAGATTAAACTTTATCGTATGTGGGAATTGGAAACTTCGGTATTTCCAAGTTATGAACAAGTAGCAGAATTTTTGTTTTGCCCTAATGAAAATCCTAGCATTACAGATTTTGCTGCAACAGTCTTTGAAAGACTTGATTAATGCCTCGCATTCATTGTGGCCTTATTATTGCGGTTAATAATATTATAACCATGCCCTTATGCGTCGCTTCATAAAATAAAATTTTATATGATTCTCCACCATTATTTCGAAAATGAAATATATGGTGGAGAATCATATAAAATTTTATTTTATGAAGCGACGCATAAGGG